AATATCTTCTTCGTTAGCTTCTTTATTATATATTAATACTCTGAAGATATGGTCTCCTGTGACAACTTTTTTCAATGCTTTAATTATACTTTTTGCATAAATGGAATTATGAAATCTACCAATGACAATATAATCATTATCATCCATACCTTTATCTAAAGCTAAATACAAATCTAATTCTTTTAACATTCTTTTATTATTCCTTTTATTTTATTTATTATTTATCAATAAAGTATTTCGTCTCAACCAATCTTTGCAATAAGAGCCTAAATGTTTTAGTTCTACTCCGTTCACGACAAAATGTTCTCTGTTAAATCTATCTATATATATTTCTATAGAGAAAATTCTATCTGGAACTAATATACTTCCTCCGTCTTGTATTTTATCAGCCATATTTATTACTCCTTTTCTTTAAGGCTAGTATGGATAACTAGCCATAGCTTCATTCGCAAATTCTTGTTCTGCTTTTTTCTTTTCTAAATGTTTAATAGTATTTAATAAATGCTCATCAGTCATATCTTTAATATTTCTCAATTGACCGTTTTGCATTCTCCATAGTTTTGTTGTTCGTCTATCTGCTTCTTGCTTTAAATAATATAATGCCTCATCTATATTATTTGATGTTAGTTTTTTATCTCTCATTTTTACTCCTTTTCTAAATCTTTTATTATTCTAAATAAATCTGCTGGGGAAGGACATCTTTGTTTACTTAACTTAGTAGCCTTGTTTGCGTACTGACTGCATATTAAACCCTTAGTTGATGTACCTTCTGATTTGTCTTTGAGTAGAAAGTCTATTATAGTATCTCGTCCGTATGGTAAATGTAAACAATTACATAGAACATCTTTGTCAATCTTAGTCTGATTTATTGGATAGAAATAATATTTAGTTAGCCTACTCTTTTCGGCTTCGATGAAATCAGTTAGTAGCCACATCCTTACACCAGATTTTACTATCTTATCATTAATGTTTACTATATCTGTAGTGCTTTCAAATACAAACTGTCCGTATATTATAGCCACGTGTGATGGTACTATTTCTCCATCTTCTATTCTAGTTTTAGCTTGAATTATTTTAGACACAAGTGAAGTTCCGAAACAGAATAGTAATCCAAATCCTGCATAGGGTACTCTTGTAGCTTTTAGTTCCTTTGCTAAGTCATAGATATTTACTAATTCCATTAAGCGACTCCCCCCATATCTTTAGGATTTGTTATAACCTCTGGAGATATTTTACTAAGCTCTTCCTCTGTTAGATATACTACATTTTTCTTATTATCTTGAGTTTTTACCTTGTCTAAAAATTTAAGACCCGTCTTCATAATCTTGAACATATAAAACATATTTTCCTCCTTTATCCTTAAAAGAAATAGTGTGTAATTATTGCTGTAAATACTAATAATAAAACCGCTTCAACCATTTATTTGTTTAACTCCTTATTGTAATACCATTTAACTTTTTGTCTTATAAAATCTCCATAACCAACAATTCTTTTTCCCTTACTTGTCCCTTCTTTACTATTAATAACTCTCTTTGTAATATCAACATCATAGCAAGGCGGTAAAGCTGTTATATCTATCTTCCCATTACTTGATGTCTTAGGATTTTTATAGCCAAACTCTGCATGAGTAATAACTTTATCAATAGATATTTTATACTTGATACACAATTGAGCTACTAACTTGAACATTGCTTCACATTGCTTGCGTGTAATAAAATACTTTCCTGGCTTACTATTACTTTGATATCCTGCCATTCCACATAGGCTTATTCCTATTGCCCCTGTATTTCCCCCACCTGTATGCGCTGCATATACTCTATCATTGCAATTGATATTATCTTCTGGTTTAAATAATCCTTTGTGTATATTCCCGTCCTTGTCTATCAAGAAATGGTAATGTTGTAAATCTGTAGAGTTCGGATAATATCCCCCCGCTGTCCAATGTAATACTATTTTATTTAATGCTGTCATTTTTCACTTCTCCTTTTATAAATGTATGTGTTACATCTGTATCAAAGTAACCATTTAAACCCTCAAATTTTAAGGTAGTGCTATGTAGTTTAATAAAATCTTTATTTTCACTTACTTTATAGAATAACATTGTGTAAACGCCTGAATTTACTTTGTGATTATTAATATATAAATCTTTACCAGCTATGCTATTATTTTTAAATCTAAATCTATATTCTTTTATCATCTGTTAAACCTCCTTCATATTTGTTGTATCTATCATTATTATATATACCTTGTAGACTTCTAATACTTCTAAATTTCTTGGGATTGATACTTTATCATCTTCATAATATGGATGAACTAGTGACATTTTTTCAGGTTTTAATTGTGATAACTCTTTTGAGTTGTATATCGGACTGTCATCTAGTTCGAACTCCCATCCTTCAGGGTCAAATACTCCGTAATCCCTAAGTTTTAAATGAGTTTCATATTGTAATCTTACAATCTCTCCATTATTATTTAATACTCCGCCCTTTGCTTTTGCTAGTACAGCTATTGTGCACAGTGGATAATACTCTGTATAATTCATTTATAATACCTCCATCTTATCAATTGCCAAATTTTCAATCTTAATATTTAATTTATTCATTACTCTATTTAATTGTTGTCTAGTATTTTTAGTTATATATTTATTAATATCCTCTATATCGGTTTTCCCTTCACAATAATCCTTAAGATTTAATAATTCTTTACGAACTCCGCTATTAATTTTCTGCGACTTCTGCAAAGTCTTATTGGTTGCGTATAGTAAAACTTCTTTATTAAACTTCTCATTTACTTCCTTATTATTAGGACTTGCAAGTATCTCTGTATAAACATCCTCTTTATCTATTGGGCACATCTCTTTTGTTTTCCAACCCGTTTCCATACATTTGGCTACGCTTTTATAAAGATAATTCCCCGTAGCTGCTGCTAGTTTGTTATTAAGTTTAGGAATTATAAAAGTATTCATATATCTATACAAGCTCATTTTATCTTTATCAAACTTACTAAAACTCTTTGATGTGCTTAAGAATAAATATAAATCACTTAAATAATCAAACCTTGTATAATAAGGCGCTTCAAGTTTTACGTTGTGAAATTTTGCTAGTTTTTTGTAGCCTAACCTATAGTATTTTTTTGCTACTTCTAAAATTTGTCTTTTGTCCATTTTAATACCTCCGTTAAAATTTTTGTAACATCTCAGGGAATATCCCCATTATTTTTATATATCCAGGCTATTTGAAAACTCAAAAAACCGATACATATTTTTTCTATTTTTTTAGTGTCCGAGAGGAGAGAGAAAAACATCTTTAAGTTTCCATCGCTCCGACATCCCATCGTTATAAAATCCACTCTTGCACTCTCTATGAATTACATATTGCGGATAACTATACCAACATCCATTCAACCATTGCCCCTTTTCCTCATTTACAATTTTATAAATATCGTCTTTGTCGAGAAAAACAAATTTGTTAAAATCGCCTACGTCTTTTTTAATTAATTCAAGAATTGCATTATTGCGGTGAAATCCTTTTGGTAGTTGCTTCAAAACTTTTTCATTATATAAATAAGTATCTGATACTAATTCATTTTTATATTCATTCCTGAATATAATTCCGTTATGTGCAAATATTAAACCCTTATAAACTTCGAACGGATGGCACATATCAATACTTATTTTCCCGTGTGTTGCATATCTAAAATGTATTAATAAGTTAGAATTTAATTGTCTTGCCTTCTTTTCAAATTCTTTGTAGTGAATATAAAATATTTTGAACTCATCTTTTTTATATATTCTTTTCTCAACTACAATATTATTATAGTTAGTATAAGCAAATCCTACCCCGTCAGGATTATTAATAAAAGCTTGTTTTAAAATGTCCTTTGTGATATTTCCTTCGGGCGTTTTTAAAATAATTAAGCACATAATTGTAATACTCCTTTTATTTGTTTTTGTAACTCTTTCAAAATATTTTCTTTTATAATATTCTTTTCAATCATAAAGTTATATAAGTTTTGATATTTACTTTTGTTATCCTTAACAAACTTTATATATCTTTTAATATCTGTATAATCATTTATAATATTATTGTTAACGAAATCAATCAAACTTAAAACAATTTCAAAATTCTTTGTTATTCTTTCAACTCTTAAATTGCTGTTAAATATTCTGAATTCGTAAGTGTTTGTTCTGTCGTCGTCATTAAGTGCCTGATATCTTGTGTCATCTCCACTAAACTGTTTACTATATAGCCTAGCCCATTCTTGGAGCTTATCCCTTTTACGTTGTGTTAGTGTTACCCATAAATCAATATTATTATAATTTAATAATGTCTTTATCCCTTCCCAATTATTACAAGCTTCTTTTGATACATGTATATGTATCCCGCCCTCGTCGTGTCCTTTGAAATCATTTTCTTTTAGATATTCCATTGTGTTTTCTAATATAGGCATAAAAGAATTGTAATAATATTTTTCTGTCATTGGGTCTGTTACAATTTCGAAGCCGTCGACACTTCCGTCTTTCATTAATACCGCCTTACCGTCTAGTAATTCGTCGGTTCTTTCAGCACAATCTCTATCGCCTGCAACCTCAATTTCAAAGCCATAATAAACAATATTTTCTTTGTTCCATTCGTCGTTCGCAATTCTATAATCCCAATCGCTGAATGAGTGATACTCTTTTATTGTGCCGTTAAGATGTTCATCTATACAACTTTCACAATAAAAACAATCATCATCCCCCCAGTGTCCGTCATCAGTTCTTATAATACAACCGCAATCATCACATATCCCCCAGTAGCCAGTATCCCAACAATTTTGGCAAATAGCCGTATTATAATCCGCAACTGCTACAGACCTAAACCACCTTCCGCAATCATCACATTGCGTGTAATTATATTTAGCGCAAGTTTTACATACGTATTCTTGAGTATCTTCAATATAAATTAATTCACTTTCGCTATAAAATTTTCCGCAATCTTCACAATAAAAATAACCGTTTCTTTCATAGCAATTATTACAAACATATTCGCTTGTATCTTCTATATAATACATATCATCTTTTATGTGATACTCTCCACAATCGGCACATTTAATATAATCTTTATTTAAGCAATCATTACAAATAAATTCACCGTCAATAATTTTGCCGTCTTTAGCGCTTACAAATCTTCCGCAATCTTTACAAATCATTTTTAAATACTCCTGTATTTTTTTTTAATTACATCATCTAATAAATTATAATAAATTACTAATCGTTAAAATACATTTCAAGTAATAATTGTTTTGTTATATCATCATCAACTAAAATATTTTTTTTATTGAATAATTCTTTTTGAATATCATCGAAATTAATTCCGTCATCTAATTGGTTATAGTAATCAATAAAAGTTTTAATATCATTGTAAGTCATTTTTAAAATCCTCCGTTTGTTGTTATCTCTTATATTATTATTATAATATATTTTGTTTTATTTGTCATCATTCTAAAGAATTATTTTTATATAGTTCTTAAGAATTATTTTATTTTAACTCTTTTTATTGTTTTTAATGTCACATAATATACAAGAGATATCTTTATTATCATTAAGCCATAAAATAATTTTTCCATTACGATATTTTTCAATACTTATTTTTTTATTTCTTTTATCTAATTGTTTTAAAATAAATATAAAAGTATCTTTTGTAATTATTTCAGGTTCCGTTTTTTGCATTAACTTTTCATAATAATATAGCATTGTTTTAAATACTCCCGTTAAATAAACATTACACCATTACAAATAGTTTCAGTTACTAAAATACATTCTTGATTTAGATGTTGTTTTAAAAATCTTACTTTGTTATAAATATTTTCTCTTTCGTTTTCATTTGAAATAATATCAATAATTAATGTGTTTTCTTTTTCTCTTTTCCAATAGCCTACACTTTCAGTTAATGTAAAACAATCGAATAAAATTGATAAAGTTGTTTTCAAAGTTTTTACATTAATAATTTGCTTGTGTAAGTCTTTGTCATTAAGTCCGATAAAAATTTTGTAGTTGATGTTCATTTTTTTAATCCTCCATTTTTAAATTAATTACATCGCTTATATTATTATTATAATATATTATAATATAATTGTCAATAGTTTGTTAAAAATTTGTTACAATTAATTTAATAATTTAATAAATAAATTTTGAAGTTATGACAAAATTAAAATACAGATAAATATATAATAAAATATATACAAAATATATACATATAAAAAGTATATAACAAAGTATATACAAAGTATATGTATATATAAAGTATATATAAAAGTATATAAAACAAATTGAACACGTTTTTTGTTACGAAAGTAACTAATACAAATATATATAAATATAAAACAATTCATTTAAGTTTGTGCACGTTTTTTTGTTTGATTAGTTAATTAGATAATGATAATATAATAATAAAAGAATTTATAATACAAATATAATAATAATAATAATAATATAACAAATCTAATATAATATTATTGTAATATTATAATTTATATGTTATTACTAGTAGTTTATAATTCTTAATATAATATGATGATTTTTAAAGAATTGTAAAGATAAATATAATATGATGTGAAATTAAGCTTGTAATATTTTGTAATATATTGTAGAAAATTTTGACGGGGGTATAAACCGAACAAGGGAACAAATATTTCCCCGCCTATTATATTGGGATTATACATATTATCACGGAAAGTCTTATATGCAAAATTCAAATTGGCAGACTAACCCTTAAGAACTACTTCAAAGAATAAAACGTGTAATACTAAAGAACTAATTTATGATAAAATAATACATTATAACTAATACTAAAGTATTATATGAAACTAATTCTAAAGTATTAGATGAGTATAGTTCGGAAGGATTAGACCGACCCGAACGAATTCTTATATATTTTGTATATACTCTTAAAAATAAAAAAACGTGTACTATTATTTGTGTTATATATTTAGTATATATTATATTATATATTTATTATATATATTATTATATTATACTATTAATTAAAAAACGTGTACTATCTTCATTTCATTCAGACGTACACTAACTAAAGTAGATTGTTATGTACATAACAAATCTACAGTAAGTTTGATTCAATACGAATCAACTTACTTATAATAACATTTACTTATAATATAAATATAATATTATAATATATATGTACCAAATTGGTACAACCTATATGTCCCAAAATGTCCCATAGGGCATGTACCAAAATGTCCCATAGAGGGTTTTGATTTTATATGTGGTAGGTATTCATTTTCCCTTTGTCGCACAGTCCTTCTTTTTTGAAAAGGAAACCTTTGTCTACAAGTGACTGTAAAGTTCTTCCAATTGTCTTTCTATCAAATCCTAGTTTATTTGCTAGCATCATCTGAGACTCTTTATAAGGAAGTCCTTTAATATTAAAACTATATATTCTGGCATAGATGCAAGCTTCTATTAAATTCATATTGTACTTAGTAATTAGAATTTCTATAGGGAGATGAATATAATCTCCAATATCTCTTTTTAATTCATCAATTAATTCTTGATTATCAAAGTTTTCCATTATTCTTCTTCCTCTTCTTCGTAATATACGTCAGGAATTTCTTCTTTGAAAAACCCCGTTCCGCCCGCTAATTCCTGCACACTTTCCGTTAGGAAATTTCCTTCTTCGTCTATCATACCTTCAGTTGCGCAATGGTTGTAGACGTGTGCTATCATATTCCATTCTTCAAGAGGTACTATGACATATCTTTCTTTAAAAAATAATACCCCAGCTATAATAAGTCCGATAAAGTTTAAAATTGTAAACGTTAGAATAAAAGCCATCATAATATTACCTCCTTATGTAAACTCTTCCATTGTCTCCATATCTCTGAAGGCTAAAAAAGTAGGAAATCTTAGGCTAGGTTCTCCCTTTTCATTTTTAGACTCTTCAAAATATTTTACCTTTGCGTTATATTTTAGATATTCCTCTTTATTGTTCCACACCCTGTCTCTTTGTTCGTCTGTAAAACCAGACCCTACAGATACTATACTATCTTTATATTTAACCAATATAGCCCCAAGAGTGCCCTCATATTTTCCAGTCCCTTCTTGAAAATCAATAATCGGTAGTTCTACGTCTTTAAATTTTTTGATTTTTCTGATATTTCCAGTTCTTTTAAATTGGTAAGGAGCATACGCTTCTCTAACCATTAAACCTTCCCATTTATCAAAATCTTTATACCCTCTTAATAGTTCATCTGAAGTATATTGGGCTGCTATAAATATATGTTTGTGTCTAGTAGCAACTAGGTCTGGTCTTTGAGTGGACAAATCTGGAGTTAATACTGGCATCGGACTAAATATGTAATACATTCTCTCTATTTCTTTATCAAAAGTTTCTTCTGCTTTTTGATTTATAAAATACTCTCGGGGTATCATATCAAAAATAACATATATCAACTTTGAGCACTCGGAAGTATAATTCTTAGAGTTCGCTAATGATATTCCCTTCGTAAAATTTTCTATTCCATCATCTTCGAAGTATAAAAGCTCTCCGTCAAACACATACTTATCATAAAAGCTCATACTCTTAACTTCTTCAATGATGTGTTTTATAGGTTCTTGATAGCATTCTTTATTCGTTCTGGAATATCCAACACCATCTAAAATATACATTCTCTTCCCGTCAAATTTACGAGAATAATATGAGAACTTAAATCCTTTAAAATTTTTATCAATTGGTTTTGCTAATTGAACTTGATATTTATTAGTAGAATTGCTCATATTTTAACTTTTATTACCCTCCGCAATAGATTAATCATATTTTAAATAAACTCTTAAATTTGCCCTATTAATACTTACGATGCTTTAACATTTTATCTATAGCTTCTTGTTGTTTTTCACTAAGCTCTCTAGATTGATTGTTAAAATCAATACCAAGCTTTTTACAACATTCTTCACAGTATTTCCAAGTTGGAGGATAAGTCTTAACGTTAGTAACATCCTTATCTATCCAACAGTTATTGCATTCTGGATTTTTACAATAATGAACTACATAATTCATAAATGCCCTCCTATTATATTAATATCCTAGGAAATTCAAAATAACTCTTTAGGATAGGGAGGAATAACCTCCCTAAATTAAAAAATTACTTTTTACCCTTCTTTCCTTTGCAAGGCATTATTCTTCACCTCCTTGGTATATACGTTCATATCCGCATACTTGAATAAAAGCTTCATCCAAGTCAGCTGGAGTAATATTTAGATTTAAGGTATTGTTAACCAACGGCAACATAGCATCTAATAAGGCATTACCTCTCCATACGTTAGAACACATTTCTAGTTGTTTCTCTACTTCTGGGTTAGCAGCCATAAGCGCTTTGATAGCAGCCCAGCTAACACCTAATTTTTCTAGGCAATTGACAAAATCTAATCGTGTCATATTGAGTCTTGCAATATTCTCTGCATCAATAGCTTTAAGCTCCTCTGCTGTAGGAGGTTCTTTCTCCAATGCTACTGCATCTCCGTTTTTGTCTTTCTCGATTACATATCCCTTTCTGTGATTATTTTCAGCAACAAAGTAAAAATAATCTTTTTTAGAATATGGATGAACTAATCTTGCTCTTTCTATCATATTCATTCTCCTTTAATAATTAACTGTTATCGTCCAATTTTTAACAATAAATTTCATATTAGGACTTCCTGTAGATATTGTTTGAAAGACATTAACTCCTTCTACATTACTTATAGGCAAATCTATAGATGAGAATTCTGTCCAAACGCCATTTGATAAATATTCCATACCTCTTGCTACACTTACTGGAGTATCTCCAGAACTAAATTCTGCATTTTTTAAAGTAACTGAGCGATTAAATAACCACTCTCTAACTACAGCAGGATTGCTACCAGCTTGGCTAAGAGTGTATGTTTGCCCATCAGAAGTCGTTGCTTTATATGGCGCATCGGTTGTTGTTAAATAATTGGTATTAGTTGTTACACTAATAGTTCCGAAATCAGTATCACTACTCAAATTTGTATATGTATAATCTTGAGGAGTAGGAGTTGTCATAGACAACCCCTTTAAACCTACTCCTATATTAAAAGCTTTAATAACTGGATAAGTTATAGTATCTGTATATGGGTCAGAAGAAGCTACTTCAGTTTGAGTAGTGGTACCTCCAACCCAGTCGATATTTAAGTTATCTCCATTTACTGGCAATCCATAATAACAGCTATTTAAGTGAATAATGCCAGCAAACGGTTGTTGAACATTAGAAGTACTAGCATCTTTTCCTAAAATAGAAGCCTTGGTATTCCATCGTCCACTCTGGTTATTTCCAGTTTGTGCATAATAGAAGACTTCATTCCAAGTATTACCACTATCTCCAGAACAACTAATTCCATAACTCTTTCCGTAAGTATCCCATATACTAAATTTTACCAAATATTTTTTATCAAAATCTAAGTATTGAGTACTTACTGGGTGAGAGCTTGAATTGGCGGTATAGCTTGTTACGTTGTCTTGATACCAGGAAGACCCACTACCAAAAGAAACTCTCAAAAAGTTATTACTTCCGTCGTTATCAACACTAAATCTTAATCTGTTATCCCCATTACTTGAAAGTATAGTTCCTGACGTAAGACCAACAGAACTCGGGATTGAAAAACAGATTACAATGGCACACGACCTTTTATTTGCACTTGAAGTAGTATCAAACGCTGGAACGATAGTCAAGTAGTCATTATTCGAAAATCCCGAACAGTCATTAGCTTCAGCAATATTTATATTACCTGCTATCGTGCAATTTTGTGTATTAACTATATTAAAATATCTTGTTCTAGTACCATATTGTGTTAATTTCATCTATACTAAACTCCTTCATATCCAGCGGTATACCAGTAAAGTTCACTTGCTTTATCGTTAGAACCCAAACCCCACCATCCACACGTGAAACCATTAGCATCTTTTTGGTAAAAGTTGGCACAAGTTGTTCGGTCAGCTCCAGTATTATCATTTTTACCGCTGGTTAATTGTAACACATAATTGGCATTGGAGTATGGATATGCTAAAGCAACAATAATTCCATTCGCATCTCTTGCTGCTGTTGTAGAATACTTTCCACCTTGTTCTAGCCATCCATCATCATATCGTCTATACCAAGAGTCGCCACTTACGCCAGCATCGATAACACAATGTACTTCAGATGTAGTTTTCCAAGTTCCGTCGCCAGCTAATACTTTTTCTTCATCTCCAGCTAATGGCTGAGGAACTATTCCTGCTGTACCATTTGTATTATTAGTAGCTCCAACCATACCTTTTACATACAGCTCGTGTTGACTTCCGTCAACTCCTAGAGTTGTATCGTCATACAGTAAATCTAAAGCATAAGAAGCTTCTAACATATTAGGACTATTTGTTATAAGAGTCATTCTATCTGTTTCATCCCCATTAGTAACATTTGTTACAGGATTTATTAATTTTAAATCATTTTCAAACGTACAATCGGAACTTGAATAATCAGATTTCTTTACAGGAAAGACTCTGACATGAGTACAAGTAGCTAAGATATCACCATCTGTACTACTAAAGGTCGTACCTGAAGTTTTCTGTCCTGTAGTAGAACTACACCAAGCTAATGTTGCAGATGACGAACTATCTTGATGTAATGAGAAGTACACAGGTTCTGTTTCTGTTATGGAGCTAACACTAACGGCAGGATTTGAAGACGTAGTTCCAGCAATAGTGCTATCATAAAATATTAACCCTACCATCCTATTATCTTCACCTATCCAAGCTACAGGAAAGAAGTCACCATTAATATACTTACCCAAAGCGTAAACATATCGTGTACTATCACCTTGAGCATAACTACCTAAATATCCAGCTATATTAATGCCATTATTAAGTGCAACTTCGGCATACATTACAGATGAATCAGCCATAGCTGATGTAACACTATCATCTCCACTAGACATATAATGATTACCAGTCCCGCCCAAGGCAATCTGTAAACCGTAACTGCTATATATAATTCCATTTGGTTTTTGGTCATTTTTGTTTTGATATACAACACTTGATACATTTTTATAGCTTATTGGCTTATTAGTAACTATATTAGCAACGCCATTATCTGTAATACTCGTACCGTCGATTTGAACATCGGTAGCACTTCCTCCTCCAGAAACTGTTTGCCAAGTTCCATCACCTTTTAAGAATTTATTATTATCAGTTGCGGTAGGAGCAGGAACTAATCCAGAAGTTCCAGCATCTGTTCCATCAGCACCAGTAAATGCTGAATATGTAGTATCTGTTAAGTTAATTTCTACATTTGATGAAGCATTAGCAGTAAATGTTCCTTTAGATGTATTATTTTGTTTAATTGTTAATGTTGCATTATTAACTGTTGGTATGTTTAAATTAACATTACCATTATCATCAGGAGAAGTATTATTAACACTTGTAACAGTACCAATATTACTTGTATATCCATTAGGGTTAGCACTTGAATAAGGAGTATAGCCTAAAGCTGTAGTCACATCACTAGATGTAATCCCAGTAAGATATCCTTGATTTCCTACCCAAGCTTCAGTAGCATATCCATTTAAAGCAGAAGATGTAATATATCCAGCATTATTGGTTAAGTCGCCCGTATCAGTCGGAATAGTAGCTTTTAATTCTAATTCTCCACCAGCGGTGAAACCAATAGTACTATTATCCACTTTTACAGAAATAACATCAGCAGCTGATATTTCAATACCATTTCCAGCAGCGTATGTACTTCCACCACCACCTCCTCCAGAAGAAGGAATATTTATTGTGGTTGGCGTAGTTTGGTTAACATCTATAGTACCCAAAGTTGTTGAACCTTGAGTGAAGGTAATAATACCAGCACCAATTGTCGGTTTATTAGTAACGTCAGTTGTGTAATCAACTGTGTCCTTAGCTGCTAAACTTCCTAAAGTAGGTTTGTTAGTGATGTCAGTGGTATAATCTACAGTATTCTTACTAGCCAAGCTACCAAGAGTTGGTTTATTCTTGATGAAATCAACCTTCGTATTATCTGCTTGAGTCCAGTCTGATTGAATCTGAGCAGCTGGGATAGTTGCTTTCAATTCTAATTCATTAGAAGCATTCAACCCTATAGAGGTTCCATCGATTTTAACTGATATAGCATTTCCAGTTAAATCTATTGCATCTCCAGCGGTATATGTTGTACCACCTCCACCTCCAGCAGCAACTAACTGTCCAGATGAGTTAGTAGTTATAGTACTATTATCTATTTTAACATTAAGCACATTAGCATTTGTTAATTCTAAGCCAGTACCAGGAACGAAGGATGTTCCTCCGCCACCTCCACCACTTTGTCTGAACAATTCATAAGATACGGCATCTCCATCAGATACGGTTTCATTAGCAACTGAAGTTGTAGTAGCTAATTTAACTTCACCAATATTTCCTTCAAGGTCTGCCATATCAGCTTGAGCAGATACGTACCTATTGTTTTCGGTATCGTATCTTAAATAAGTTCCTCCAGTATTTACAAATGTGGGCATAAGGTTTGAAGTTTCAAACGTATTTCCATCACCCATATCGATTATGAGAGTATATTGAGTTCCGCTATCAACTCCAGCGTAAAAGGTAGGGGTTGCCCCATCATTACCTTTTTCACCTTTTTCCCCTTGCATACCACGAGGTCCTTGCCTATTCAAAAAATAATTGAAATCAGCCATTTGTTTATTATCCTCCTTTAAACTCTTACAATTTGGATTTTGTTAAATTCTCCTTGATGTGTGCCACCTTCAGTTAAAGTAATAACTCTTTCTAAAGATTCCGCATCTAGGATTTCAAGGGAAATAGGTCTTACGCCTACTCCCAGTTTTAATGTTTCTTGCGCTGTCACGGCAAAAGTAAATTCCCCAGTAGAAGGGTCTTCTATGAAGCCTATCTTATCCGCATCAGTATCTTCCCCAATTATTTTCTCTATCAGAACAGTACCAGCGCCAGAAGCGCTACCGAGTATTCTGAAGCGAACAACTCGACCTGATAAATCTATCGGTTCAAATACAGGATTAGTAGAAGTTGCGGTCTCTTCAGTGGCCTGTTTAACACTTGCTGAAAAGACTCTTCCTACTCCGTGAACAACAATCGCATCAATAAATAATTGATTGTTAAGTGTACTCATAATATATTAATACCTTTCTTTTTTAATTTTGACTCAACGTATAATATTGAGCAATTGAACATCCATATATTGGGAATATTGTACTTGCCATCCCTTGAGGAACCCAGACAGGAGCGTAGACAAAGTCTATTGCCCTATTTCTTGCCTTATCATAATCTGTATGGTTATTATCTATTATGTTTGAACCATTTGACAATCTCACTAAACCACCATTGTTATCTCCTCTTTCTCCTCTATAAGTCCCCATTCTTCTAGGGATTATGAATTGAGGTTTAGTATTATCAGGATTAACAGCACTTCCCCTAGGAGGGCTTTGAGTTGTTAATTTGATAAGTGGAGATATTTCTGGATTAACATACAACCAGTCATCTGTAGTATTCATAACCCATTCATCTCTATTCCAGTCTATATCGGCTATCTTGATGATATCTGGATTAGTTTCACCACTTGGTAAAATAATAGTTCCTCCAGGGGTTAAAGAGTATACATTGAAGTTTCCTTGACACTCAAATATAATTCTAATATCAGCAACTCCTATTCTAGATGTAACGATTAAGTTTTTCACGCAGATTCTTGCTCCTTGTTCCTGATATTCACCTTGTGGCATTATCCCATTATTTTGACTTATTATTATATAATCATCAAAATACATTGGATGATACATATCAAATGTGACAGAGATGTCATCTTGATGAAGTACATTTCCATTAGTATCAACCAGCAAGTAGTTTATCCATATAGCGCTAGCATTGCCTGAATAGCCTATACCGCTTACAGAGCTATAACAATTTGTATTCATTTCGATATTAACTGTGTTTGATACAGATGAATCATTGAAAGTTGCATCCCATATTACATATCCAGTATCAGAATCTTCCGTTACGGAAACTGTACCATCACAAGAAGCGGTTGAATTATTAGCTATAGTTTCTCCTACTTGTTCCTCTACAACATCACTATTAACAATGACATTGTTTTGATTAGTTACGGCATTATTTGCAGTATCATATCCGATAACCTTACCAACTTCTGGATTAGTTGTTATGTCAGCTTGAGAAGGCTTGTCTATCTCTGTTTGCGCAATCTGAGTGATTCCGTTATCCTTACTAATTTTAAGAGAAGGAAAGAGAATAGCTTTATCTGTGTCTAAAGGATTCTTAACTACAACTCCTCCAATAACTTCCTTATCATAAGCTTCAAGAATTTTCTTTAAAGCTCCTAACGTTAAGGTATAGTTACCAGCAGGAATTGATGTACTTCCGAGATAAAAATTATCCGTATTTTCCAAAAAGTCACTCCCATTATTAATCATATCAATAAAATTATTAATATTTTTAATAATGAAGTTAAAAGAGTTTTCTATATCAGAGATACGAACTTTACCTATAAATTTGTTTATCTGGTCTTTAAAACTCATTAGTACACACTCCTTTCTGTAGAGTATTGAAGTCTCCATAAAGATGCAACCCCATCATAACTTATCTTTTCCCCTGGTCTCATATAAACAACGAAAGGCTGAGTACGTTGAGAACAATAAGCAAAGTCTCCAGGTCCGAATGTTCTAACAATACTTCCAGATGTATCATCTTCATTTTTATACAATGTAACAGTCATTGCCTTGTTTCTTCTATTATCATTCCAAGTCATCTTACCTAAGATTATTTCATAATTTGAAGCCATGTAATTATTACTAACAGATGTAAGAGAATACGTATTGTCGTGTCCATCGTAATTAGATGGAAATAAATCTATATACTGATTTAAAGCACTTAAAGTAACTCTCTTAGGAGTTCCAGTTTCAATTACATATTTGAATAAAATCTGAGTATTACTTGTTTCAATAAAGTTATCATAGTTATCTAGCGAAGCAAACTGAATAGCTTTAGCTGTATTGATTTTATCGTTAGAAGAATTAAGCGTAACATAAGCGAATCCTTTAGTCAGGGCAGCTGGACTGGTACCTTCTATCTTTGTAATTTTATTTGTTAAAGGGTTAACAAAGATAGCTTTAAAGGTGATTGTACAATTTGTTTCATTGAAGCTGAGCTCCTTTACGATACACGGTTTTATTTTAAGGATGTTATATATTTGATTACCCTGGGTAGCATCACTAGCCGAATCGGGAATAGGAACTAAGTAATTAGTGCCACTAAACATATTGTATATGCTTATCATTTCACTAAGAGTAGATAAGTGTACACTACATTCGTCCAATTTTGAAGCTAAGCTTTTAAAAGCAGCTGTTATCTTATTCCCGAAAGCTAAGTGAGAAATATTAAAGAAATCGAAAGGCATATTACTCATCCCCCTTTCTTTGTAAGCTGTCAAGGAAGTATCCAGCTGTTTTACCATATAAGATATCTCCCTCAGCTCCAGTTTTGCTATTATGTCCATTCTGTCCATAACCATCAGCGATAGCTTGCCCTTTGTAAGTATTAAGGTATTGACCCTTAATCCAGAAGGTAAAGTCTATCATATTGAAGTTTTGGTCTGCAAGAACTTTTAAGAAGTTGACATTAGCTGGAGTAGCTTCGTTATTAGTAACTAACTTGCTATCATATAACACAGCTAGTAAGATACAGTTTGAAGGACTTACTTCATTGCTTCTTACAATCTCTTTTGTACTTGTGTTCAAATGAATAAAAGGATATGTTGTAGTAGCGGTTCCGTTGTCACCAGTAGCATTAATAAATCTATGATTATAATTTTCATCCCAAATCTCTACCGTAAGTACTTTAACTCCGCTAGTCTTTACAGACAAAGGGAAGTTAACAATATTACAGATTTCAAGGAAGGATTTAAAATTAAGAATCTGATTGTCTTTATCAACGTCACTAAGTGAAACGTCTGGGTATTCCAAATTTGAGATAATAGGAGCGGATATACTACTATAATCAAATCTAATTACTTCGTTAATTTTATCCTCAAGAGCATTGAAGTTTTTGATAAGAATATCCTTGTATATTCTTCCGTCGCTATCATACCATTCTGGGTAAGGTAATCCATCTAGCTTTTCAATTATGTCAGCCATTATTGTTCACCTCTTCTCTTTTTGAGTAATTCTTCAGCTCTTACCTCTTCTCTAGTCTTTTTATTACCAAGAGTCTTTTGAAGTTTAAGCAAAGAATTTTCATCTATAACATCATCAGTTCCTTGATATACTGGATGTATGTAAGCTTGTTCAGCCTTTTGCCCAAGTTCTTCAAGCCCTATTGGTTTTAAAGGATTGCCTTCAGGACTCGTAAGTAATTGTTCGTTGTAAGGTTGATAAGCTTGCTGCCCAGTTATTCCGTAGTAGATAGGTAATGCGGTCTTATTCAAGAATGAACCAGGTACAGACATTTTACCAAAACCAGAAAGGATTTCATCTATATCAGTAGTTTCTTCAACTAAACCATCCTTATATCTTATACCCTTTCTAAAGTCTGGAGTAATATCTTTCCAGTCTCCTCTCTTTTTAAGGTTGCCATACTTATCCTTCACGTTGAATATATCAAGTACTGTTTGAACACCTGCTATAGTTCCGAATTTCTTATACATCTTAGCTGGGTCTTGCAATAACTTGGCTGTTGTTAATACGGGGATAACTTCAGTTTCAGTTACTCTAGTTTCCCCAGTTTTTGGGTCTGTGCGATAGATTTTACCAGATTGAGGATTAGATACTTCTAAGCCGTTAGCTCTGGCTTTATTTTCATTCCACGCATAATTACCAAGCAATGCACCTTGTAAATATCCGTAAGCTATAGGATTATTCTTAGCCAACCAAGCTGTAGATTCAGTTGCCTGTGGAATCCATCTAAAGAATGGACTTACAACTTCAGCCCCTCTCAACATCCACTTAGGCAAGAACGTATGGTCTCCATATATCAAAGAAGCTTTTTGAATATCATCTAACGTATTGTAAATTTCTTCGTTTGACATATTTCGTTTCATCCAATCAAGATTTCTGTTTTCAAAAGGAACCCCATTCTTTCTTAGAGCTGCGTGAGCGTTTAACTCAGCAAAAGTGTTTTGCAACAAAGCATCGCCACTTCTCATAAGATGTGAACCTGTATAGTTATTAAACTTCTCTAATTTAGAAAAAGCATCATTGTAAGCATCTACGATAGGTTCTCCAGTTTTAGTCGGAGTAATCTTAGTGAGATTCTTAGGGTCAACATATCTATAGGTTCCTAAATCTTTAGAGAGAGCACCTTTAGTCTTTATGGCATTAGTAATATCATTCACCATATTAATATTTGAGTTGGTTATGAATGAATGAATACCTCCCCATAAGTTACCAAATAAGTAAGTTCCGCTTGCCAACATTCCTTGCTTAGTCAAGTAAGTCATATCAGAGAATAGCTTAGGTAATTTAAGACCGTTTGTTTCAGGGAAGAACAAATCTCTATAAGCCTTTAAAGAATACTTGTCAATAGGTAAATAGTCAGCAGGATTTACTCCTTCTGGTACCTCTTTGAGGAACACCTTATCGTTATTAAGTCTTTGAAGTTCTTTAGAGTTGTTTAGCAATTCTCTGTGCACAAATCTAATATCCTCTGGCTTAGCATATTTGCTTATAACAGCTTCGCCTTTGTTTACTAAATCATCAAACCAAGTATCAAGAACTTTATTTCTCAACATACCCTTAATTGCGTGGTTGAGAATTCTATCAGGGTTCATCCATTCTCCAGCTATATTTTCAGCTGAAGCATTACCGTATGCTCTCTCTGTAAACATTCTATTTTCCTTGAATGGAGTTACGTGCGGAGCAGCTACATCGCCCTTTTCTACGTCAGCTAAGCCGTGAGAAATACGTTGTAACTTACCTTCATTAGCCAAGGTATAATCTTCTAAGAATTGTTTTGCCAAAGGATTATCCAAAGCTTCTTGAGCTAAAAGGTCTATATTTTCTTCAGGAATATGGAATTTAGTATTCCTTAAATCTACTACACCTTGTTCGTTCTGCTTTAGAAACTCTTCTGGAGTAAAGAATTGTTTATTCTTAGGAAACGTTACGGCTTCTCCGTCTTTAGTAACATACTGTCCAAAGTCGAATAATCCAGCATCTTGATATTGTTGTTTAACAGCTTGATAAGTTGTATTAACACCTTTATCTTGACTACGTCTTACTCCTTTAGTTATTATTTCAGTAATATTACCAGGTTCAGCGGTTTCATACTTTTGAGCTAAAGCATCCCAATCGTCTAAGATATTTTTAAATTTATCAAAGAAAGCAGCTTCTTTTCCAGTCATTTGTGATAAGTCTCGACCTCCAAAACCTTCCATTTTCTTCACCATTTCTGAGAAGTCATCAATGGTTATTTTGTACTTATCAAACAATTTAGCGGTTTCATCCTTAAACTTTTCAGAAGCTTTTCTAAGCTCTATCTTATCAAGAATGTTCCTACTAGCCATTTCTCTTCCAGCGTTAAAACGAGCCTTTAAATCGTCTATAAGGTTCTGCCCTCTACTAGCCAATAAAGAAGTATCTATTCCTTTTGCAGCACCTTTAATTCCCTTTCCTATTGCTTTACCAACAGGAGTAGGAGCTAAGGTTAGAGCAGCAGGAGCTAAACCTCCTTCATAATAATAATCAGCTAGCTTTCTAACAACATCTCCTTCGTTTGCACTTTGTGCCAATTCTGAAGAAGACATACCAGTTAGTGGTCTAGTAAAAAGAAAATCAGCGGTACCCAGAGCCTTTTCTCCTAAAGAAGTTTCAGGATTTGTGTAATAATCTGCTACCTGGTTGGCATATTCTCCAGGATGAGTAATTACATCATAAAGCCCAGTACCCAGATTAACAGCTGCATCTACTGTATTGTTTTTAATAAACTCTCCAAGACTTTTATCGTCAAACCAGTTATTGCTTTCAACTTGACCTTGTAATGTCATTGTAGGGTCTACATCTTTAACAACAATCTCAGGCAAAGCCCCCGAAGGGACTTGCTGAGAAGAGGTAGGTTGATTGAGTTGTTGAAGAATACTATTAATGTCATTTCCAGTTATATCATCGTCAGATATAGCTGGAGTATTATTAGACACATCTGGAGTACTACTTCCAAGGGCATTCATAATTTCATTTATATCATTATTATTTGTTGCCACGAATTTTCCTCCAAGCATCCATTAATAAGTTAGCATCTGTCTTTTTAGGTTGAGCTACAGCTGGCATATATGGTCTCACCATATTAACTATTTGTTGATTAGTATATTTGTGAGTGTTAGCTAAGTATTTAACAGCCATTTCAGCTGTATTAACGTTAGGCATTAATCTCGCTACTTTACCAACAATTTCGTCATCTCCGTATCTACCAGTAGACTTTAAATACTCGTAAACTTTAGGAGCGTTAGTTATATCAGCTTTATTAGTTACTGAGTTTGTTAAGAGCTTAATAGCTTTCTCTGTATCCTGAGCTGCTAATTCTTCAGGAGTCTTCTCCTTACCTTTGCCAGAAGATTGAGTTTGGGCTTTGTAAGCATTAATTTCATTCTTTGCTTGCTCAACACCTTGTTTAACTTCAGCATCATACAGATTAGCAACAGCTCTGTTGTAGTCGCCAGCAGCTTTAGTAAGAGAGTCCATAGTCTTAGTACCGATAGAAGTTTGTCCTTGAATTTGAGGAACGATAGCTTGGTTCGTAGCCTTACTTTCAATTCCATACTTATCAAGAATTCTTCCAGGTTGTTTAACTTGTAATTCTCCTCTTTGTTCTGCTGCCTTAGTCATAGCTTCAGCGCCTGGCTTATTGAGTTCACCATAATTCTTATTAGCCTTAGCAAGAGCTTCAAGATAATCTTCCGCTGAAGAAGTTCTATCTTGTTGTAAGTTTGTAAGAGCAGGAACGAATTTTTCAGTTGTAGTTCTGAAATTCATTTCTGGTTGAATCATAGCTTCTTTAGTCGCTGACATCAAGTTAGGAGCGTATGCTTTTTGATAATCTCCCATAGCTTTAGCATTCTGCATAAGAGTTTCGTAAGGAACTCCATATTGATTAGCCAAAGCAGCCTGATAATTAGCTTCAGCGTTTCTGAGGTATTGGTCAGCAGTATTGGCGCCTTGTTGACCTTCTTGCATATAGATATTAGCAATTTCAGGATGTCCTTGTAAAGCCATATCAGCGGCAAAAGAAGTCATTGCTGTTTTATATGCATTGTCTAGGTTAACTCTCTTTCTGATTTCTTCAGGGTCTATTTGATAAGCATCTTGTAGTTGTCCAGACTGTTGAGCTTGTAATACGGGATTGTATTGAACGAATGATTGATTCATTCTATCCTGTGCTCCAGCTAAGAAATTAGCCATATCCTCAGAGTTTCTTCTATTTTGGTAGTCTTGATATATTTGGTTAAGCTTTTCTTGAGTTGCAATTCTATTCAAATCAGTAGCCAAGCTAGTACCTTCAATGGTTCTTCTCATCTCCTCAGGAGCGATAACTCCTTGTTGCATTTGAGCATTTATCTCAGGAACTGCATTAGCTTGAATATCTTGTAACCTTTGGTCAGCTTGTTGCATTTCTCGTGTAATATCGTATCTTCTTGCAAGTTCTTCTTGATATTTTCTAGCTTGTTCAGCGAGAGCTGCATTTTGAGCTAGAATATCTGCACCTACTTGATTTACACCACTTACAGGAGAAACTAAATTAGGAGCAGCAATAGGAGCTGCTGCACCCAGGGGGATACCCCCATAAAAACCTTGACTTGCCAATTTGTTACCTCCAATTCCTAAACTTTGTTTAGTTTGTGGGTGGAGACTTTCTCCACGACTATTTGTTACTTCGATGTGAGTATGTGGACCACTAGCTCGACCTGTAGCGCCCATAGTAGCAATTACTTCTCCAGCTTTAACTCGTTGACCTTTGTCAACTCTGTTAGCTGCATTATGAGCATAATGGTAGAAATTACCATCATCCCCTTTAACAATTACTATGTTACCATACCCATCCATATTTCCAGAGTAGTACACAGTGCCATTAACTTCTGGTCTTACTTTCCCATCTTTAAAAATAACATCCATACCACGATGAGTAGTAGAAGCTCCTTTAACTGGGGCTTTTCTACTACCTGGTTGAGAAGTTACTTTTACTCCGTTCCAATAAGACATAAAATTAATAAGGTCTCCTTAAAAACCCAGTAGTTTTATCTATACTAGGTTGTACAATACTCCTTACAGTATTATCGCCAGTCGCTTCATCTTGAGCTTGTTTGGCAAATAATCTTCTCCAATAATCCTTGTCATTAGCAAGGGCATCTTTAGCTAAACCAGTTAGGCCAGCAAATTGTGCTGTAGTATTTCCAGCTGGATTAGTATAGGCTGAAGCATTAGTATTAATGCCAGCGCTATTCAATGTATTAGCGATAGCTTGGTCGTAGTTTGTACTACCAGCCCAGCTACCTAACTTCATAGCACCACCGATAGCCTTACCCCAAGGACCAAATAAAGAAGCTACGTCTCCTGCGCTATTCAAAGCACTTGTCCAAGCATTTTTATTTGCTTTATCAATTAATTGATTAGCGGTATCAATAGCATCTGGTTGAGCTGCGTATGCGTGTTGGTTGTTTAATAAGTTATAATAACTATTTGCAGAACCTAAGTCCTGACTAAGCATATTATTAACCGTATTAACTCCTGCATCGTACAATCTCGCATTATAATCATTTTGTGCTCGTTGTACATCATCATAATATCTCTGTCCAGCAGAAGAATAACCACCATTAGTAGCATTATAATTGTTTGCGGTAGCTTGACTCATTTGACGTCTATAATTTCTCATAGCATCATTCCATTGAGCACCACTATTGAAATAATTGTTAATGTTCTCTTGGCGGTATTGGTCTGGATTCATAGTCAGAGATTCTATGCGGTCTAAAGCTGGAGTTATTCGCCCGTACGCATCACGACCGAGCGCTTGTTGCTCGGTTTGGTATTGTGTCTTTGGTTGTTTAGCCTTCTTTCCAAAAGCCATTTAAAACTCCTTTCTAAGTATTAAATCCGTTATCTTTTAAAAATTGAGTTCTTTCTTGAATGTCTCTTTCGAATATAGGATTAACTATATCTCTATAGAATTGTGGGTATCTGCCATAATTAGCATCTATCCACATTTTATCCTTGATATTATGCTCTATAAGCCTTTGACGTTGTTCCTCTGGAGTTTCTCCTCTAATTTTTGAATAGAGATTATCCCAAGTTGGATTGAATGCAATCTTATCCAATGATTCATCATAAGCTTCTATCGGAGCTGCTCCACCAGTTGGACCATTGAAGTTTATATTTCCTTCTCTGAATCTTTTTAACCAATCGGCTACTCTAGTCACATCTCCACCGCCTTTTCCAGAATTCGTCCTGTAACTTCCTACAACTCCTGAATTTACTACAGTTTGTCTAGGGTTTTGATTAACTACTGGAACATTTACAGAATTTCCTTCTTGAGACAAATATTCAGCATAGGCTCTATCAGACATCCTTCTAAAAGACTCTGGCGTGGTTCTGTTTCGGATATTGTTGTTGTAATAATTATAGTAATTATCCCATTCACTTTTAGTCATTGTCATCTTTTTTCTTTTCACCTCCTTCCTTTGATTTATTAATGTCATCATATATATCACGATACCATTCATCAGGTATATACTTATCCGCCCATTTTATTCCGTGTTTATCACACCACATACCGTAAGTGGTTTTACTCCCCTTTTTAATCTTTTGATTAGCGTTGTAGAATACCATTCTGAAATCAATATCTGGATGTTGCTTGATGACTAACAACATCTTTTGTCTATCTTCAACCACCCATCGACCTTTAGTCTCAATGACTATGTGTGGTGATATATGAAAATCTGGGGTATATATATGCTTTGTTTCGGGCTGTATATACTCCAGTTTGGTAGCTTCGTAGTTAGGTTCTAATCCATTACGTTCAATATCTTCCATAACGTCATTTTCTAAACCACTACGATATCCGTGCTTAATACCGTTCTTATCAACGGTTATCTTCTTCCTCTTGAATCTTGGCATTAACTTCCTCTCTTTCTATACCAACTCTACCCCCAAAATCTGTATATGGACATTTTTTACTTTCTCCGTTGCAAGGACAATCTATTGAAGAATCTGGAGCACAAGAGGTACAGGTTCCAAATCTTGTCCCTTCTGGATGATACCAAAAACAAACCATTTATTCTTTCTCCTTTAGCCAACTGTAAATCAGTTCATCATACATTT